GAGAAGGTGCAGCAGCAGCACCAACACTAGTTCCTACAAGTCTTCCTGTTCCTTTTGCAGCACCAACTGCTTCGATGCAAGCAACAGTTTTAGATAATGCACCGTCTCCACTTTTCTCTACGATAGTGCTTGGATCTTGCCATGATCTCTGATTAGATACAGGTCCTCCTTGGTTTATCTTACCATCCATGAAGTACTCTTCAGTAACCTTAGTTGTGTTATTCGATAATCCTAAGAATCCACCCTTCTCTTTGATGTCCTTAGTGATAAATGCTGTCTTGGGATCGTTTGCTTTATATGAAATAACATAACCATCATCTGCTACACTTGCCTTATATGATGTGTAAGGACCTACAGGTATATTCAAGGTAGGTAACTTAGGTGTCTCTTTTCTGCTTGCAATATATCCAATCATTCCAATGTGCGAGACAGCACAAAGACTACCCACTACACCGATGGATATCCACTTTATATTATTCATTTTGTATCAGGAACAATTTTTACAGGACCTGATTCAATTCTAATGGTCTGAGCAGGTGCAGTCTCTGATGCTTTAGCAATAAGAAACTCCATATCCTTTTTAGATATGTTAGCACTTCCATCAGCACCATTCTTCTTCTTACCTCCTGCGGAGACACCGAAGGTAGCTACGACTCCTGTAAAGACCGAAGCTATGAAAGTTGGATCCATGTCTTGTTTAGGAATTCCTAGTGCAGGTGGCAAATCAACATACGCTAATGTTAAAACTCCTCCAGACCAGATCAAAATTCCTAGTCGCACGAAAGTCGAGAGGATAGCAAGTTGCTCCTCCTTATCCTCAATACCATCTTTGATTTTACCGATGATACCTTTCTTTTCTTCTTTCTTTTCCATAGCAATTGGTATTATATAGTATATATCATATCAGAATTCCCAAGGTCGGGTCCCAAATTCTTCGTGCCACTCATCATATACCCATTGAGTATACTTTTTTCCAAAGGCATAATCTTCATCTGATAAATCTTGCATATCACTCATCCATTGATCTTCTAGATCTTCATATCTAGGTGCTTTTGTTCCCATTTCTGGGTAATAACAATTCTTATGAATACTATTAATTTTACACTCTAAAAAATTCTCTAAGGGTTCTATGTTACCACTCCACAAATCTTCCATGACAATAGGTAAAGTAGGAAAATGTGCTGCATATTTCTTATATGTTTGAACATAAGAAAACTTAGAGAAATTATATTCCTTTTTTTGTAATAGATCTTTCCAGTAAGAAATACTATCGGGGAAATTTTTTCTCAGCAATCTCCATTGAAATCTAGATTGAGGATCATTGTCATTCCATTGTGAGCACACAACATCATTACTTTTTACCTTCAATCTATATTGTGCAGAACTATGAGAATAACCTCTTCTAACAGGATCTCTAAAAATCATGATGACCCTTACATCAAAATTCTCTTTTAATGTTGAGGAGATCTCTGATACAAACTGAGGACTCAACTCTGCATTAGTATTACTAAAATCACTAACATAGGGATAATCTTTACTAGACAATCGTTTGTAGTATTCTACAAAATCATCTAACGTGGTATCCTTTGAAAATAATAATTCTAAATTTTTTAATTTTAATTCTGATTTATTTTCCAAAAACCACTTACGTTGTGGACTCCTCCTGTAATTCCAAAAATCAGAAGTTTTATCTGATAACCAGTATAGTGTATTATGTTCTTTACCTATTCCACTATTAATAATTTGGTTTTCTTTTAAAGTTTTATATAGAGGAGATGTGGCAGACCAACCTATACCTGTTGCTAAAAGTAACTTAGGTTTAGTCATCCCCTTCGATTAGAAAGGAGGTGTAGGTAGAACTGATCCTGTGGCATCAGGAATTTCAGGAAGCATACCATCTCCACTTAGCACACTGGGTAGTGCACCAGTCACAGATTCCATAACTTTTCCTTTGACATCTTCAATGATAGCATCCTTACGAATGAATACATATCCACCGAGTCCTACTACTCCAAGTGCTACAACACCTGAGAAGATAGCGATTCCATTAATTACTTTTTGCATAAGAATTTTCTATTTTGTTTTTTATATAGTCTTGAAAAGCAAGTTCTATATCAATATGCAGATCATCTAACTTTGTAGATGGATTCTCATCCTGAGTCCAAAAATTACAAAACTCATAGACATGTCTTGGAGACTGATCTAAGTATGGAGTGAGGGCACGAAATACTTTCTGCCTTAGTAACATTCGGTCTTCTGAGTGCATCCAGTCATCCATGTTAGAGTTCGGTTCTGATAAAGTTTTCCGCGTCCAAGACGACCAATGGTTTCTTTCCATTTTTCTTCATGATAAGGATAGGTTCATAGTCACCAGAGTTTTCAACTGCCTGCTGATATGCATCCCAAACATTTAATTTCTCTTGGTTCTTACATTCTATACTGAAAGGGAACTTTTGTCTAGCATCTCGTGCCATTATCAGGTCTTCACCACCTGCACCCATACTTCTTGACTCAATGTCCTCTGGATGTACAGACCTATGTTCAATGAGCATGTCTCTTACCCATTGCTGAAGTCTTCTACCCTTCGCTTTCGCACTCTGTGTTTTCATTATCAGATGTTATATGATCGTATTTAGAGAAATAATCAACCTCGTAGTCTAAACCATCATAGTCATACCACTCGTTCTCTGACCCTAGGTTGTAAGGATTCTTTATTTTTTCGTAATGCATTTGTCCTTATACTATAATAACTATGTATATTTTGACATCAATATTTCCCAAGTCTCGTTGTAATCATTGACTTGATGAACCTCACCGAGTTTTTGATTTATAATAGCATAAGCAATACTATGATCATTTCCACCTGCATAAGTTTTGTCTCCAAAGAAAGTTATAGTATCATGAGTCTCAAAGTCTTGTAATATCTGAGACTTGTCATGTCCTTTTTGAGAGATATCTAAACCTGTCTCACCACCAACTGTAACAGAAAGGTCAGGAAACAATCTTCTTATGTTTTGTGCTAATTTATCTCTCTCTTCTGCATCTTTATCCCATGCAACATATTCACTTCTATACTTCATATTGTCCTCTCCTCTTCCGAGAATACTAAAATTTATACACCCCGGTCTTTCTTCTATATGCTTACCTGTTCTAATATTAAATTTACTTGCATTGAGTTCTAGTTCTAGGTACGATGAAAGGACAAAAGGACACTCCCATTGACTAGTGTATACATTTTTATGTTTTACCCAAACACTATTACCAGAACAGTTATATACTTTCTTTGCTTTATTATATAAAGTCTTACCTAATTGTTCAATAGTTTTATCTCTATCACTGCCTGTGACTAGGTAGACTTCATTAGTTTTACAAAATTTACTAAAAAATTTAGAGAACTCTTTGTCTATCTTTTGTCTAGAAGGAGTCAGAGTTCCGTCAACATCAAATAAAAACATTTACAATTTGAATCCGGAGAATGCATTTTTCTTCATGTCCTGTTTGATACCACCGACAACATAGGATTCTACCTCTGTCTCTTGTGGTGCCACCTGTAATCCCTTAGATGAAATCCAGTGTTCAGTCCATGGTAGTGGATTGTTTCTGATAGGTACATCATATGCAGGTGGGAGACCAAGTGCTCTCATCCTTTTGTTAGCAATCCATTCAACATATTTTACCAGAAGTTTATCATTAAGTCCAATCATACTACCATCTTTGAATAGGTATTGTGCCCACTCTTTCTCTTCATTGACAGCATTTTTGTACATACCTATGACAGTATCTCTTTCCTCTTCTACAATCTGTGACATGATAGGATCATCACCCTCCATCCACTTCTTCAAGATTTGTTGAGTAAGAACAGTGTGTTGGTTCTCGTCTCTAGCAATGAGGGAGATAATTTTTGCTGATCCTTCCATAACTTTGAGTTCTCCGAAAGCAAAGCTACAAGCAAAACTAACGTAAAAGCGAATTCCCTCCAGTATGTTAACATTTGCTACTGCTAGATAAAGTTTTCTCTTCAATTCTTTCTCAGTCCACTCTGCTGTGGTGCTTCCCTTCATATCTGGTGACCACATTGAACCATTCCCCCACTCTTGTGCCACCTCTAGAAACTCATCATATGCTTTAGTTACTGACTGTGCACGAGCGATAATTCTTTGGTCGTCTAGTATAGTGTCAAAGACTTCTGTAGGATCAGGATATACATTCTTGATGATGTATGTGTATGATCTACTATGAATCATCTCCATAAACTGCCATACGTTCATCGCTGCTTCTAACTCAGGTAGAGCACAGTAAGGAGCGAATGCCATACCGGGACCTCTTCCCTGTACAGAATCAAGTAAGATTTGATACTTCAAATTAGAAGTGAATATATGTTTCTGTTCTGGGCGAAGAGTTTGATAGTCACCACGATCTTTCTGTAATGATACTTCTTCTGGTCTCCAGAAATATCCTAGCATTTGATTAGTAAGTTTATCAAACACAGGGTACTTGTAAGAGTCATATCTTTGAACTCCAAGAGGAGCACCGAAGAACATAGGTTGTGTCTTCGTATCAACCTTGTTCTGGTTGAATACAGTCATACCTCTTGGTTTTGACATCTTTGGTTCGGTTGTTCTAAATTGCACAGGATTCACAGGTTTCGTCTTCGTTTTGTATTTGAGAGATAAGATCTGCGATAGGTGGGGGAGTATCCTCTACCTCATCAGATTTGTTATCGAATGTATTCTGATAATATGAGGTCTTCCATCCATACTTGTATGTGGACAACAAATCCTGTGCCATGACTTCCATGGGGATCTGATTGTCTTCGTAATTAGTAGGGTTGTATGACCAGTTGCCAGATATACCTTGATCAAAGAATTTTTGCATGACTGATACAATTTTGATGTATCCATCATTGCTAGGCATATCCCATAATAAAGTGTAATTATTCTTCAATGACGAGTATTGAGGAACCACTTGCTTAAGAGGTCCTTTCTTACTTTTTTTGACGGACAAGAACCCTCTAGGTGGTTCGATTCCATTGGTTGCATTAGACACAACGGAACTGCTCTCTGAAGGCATTTGTGCCGACAGTGTGCTGTGCCTGAGTCCATGTTTGGCAATGTCATTCCGTAAAGAATCCCAATCATGTTGATAAGAAATCTTAGTAATTTCGTCTACGTCCTTCTTATATGTATCAATTGGTAAAGTTCCAGTGGAGTACTTCGTACGATCAAAATATCCACACTTACCTTTCTCTTTTGCAAGAGTGTTTGATGCCTTCAATAAGAAGTATTGGAATGACTCGGATAATGAATGAACAGCATCCCATGCTTCCTGTGAATCATAATCAAATCCTAACTTAGCAAGGTAATGTGCGAGACCTATATACCCAACTCCAAGACTACGACGGTTCTTTGTTCCTGTCTCTGCAGCAATGACTGGATACTTTTGATAGTCTATCAATTCATCTAGTGCACGGACAGTCAAGTCACATAGTTCTTCTAACTCATGGTCAGATCTCACCTTACCTACATTGATAGCAGATAGAATACACAATGCAATCTCACCATTGGGGTCGTCTATGTGCTGTAATGGTTTTGTAGGTAGAGTGATCTCTTGACATAGATTACTCATTTCAATCTTGTCTAAGAAGGAAGAGTGAGAGTTACAGTGGTCTATATTCATAATATAGATACGACCTGTCTCTGCTCTTTCTTTGATTAGTTGTCCAAATAATTCTTGAGCAGCGATTGTTCTTCTAGGAATTGTTGTGTCTGCCTCGTACTCTGTATAGAGTTCGTCGAATTCTTCGGTTCCAAAGACATCATAAAGATTAGGAACATCGTGAGGAGAGAAAAGACTGATATCACCACCGGTAATGAATCTTTCATAGAATAATTTTGATATTTGTATACTGTAGTCTAGTTTCCGAACACGATTGTCTTCAGTTCCTTTATTGTTTTTGAGAACGAGAATGTCTTCGATTTCTTGGTGCCAGATTGGAAAGTGGACAGTCGCGGATCCCCCTCTAATGCCGTTCTGAGTGCAACATCTGACAGTCGCCTCAAACTTCTTGAGGAACGGTACAACACCTGTGTGTTGAACTTCTCCACCTCTGATTTTACTGTTGATCCCACGGATCCTACCTGCGTTGATACCAATTCCTGCCCTCTGTGCAACATAACGACCCACGGCCATATCAGAAGTAAAAATACTATCCAAGGTGTCGTCAATATCAACGAGAACACAAGACGCGAACTGCCGAATAGGTGTTCTGACACCTCCCATGATTGGGGTTGGTATGTTGATCTTGTGTTTGGAAATGGCATCGTAATAACGTCTAATGTAATTGATTCTTGTTTCTACAGGATACTCTGCAAACATAGTCATTGCAATAAGCATGTACATAAACTGTGGTGTTTCATATACTTGACCACTGCTTCTGTCCTGTACAAGGTACTTATCAGCGACCTGACGGAGACCTGCATAGGTGAATAGTAAATCCCTATCATGATCGAGGAACTTACCTATCTCATGTATTTCCTCTGCTGAAAACTTATCGTTGACTGCAGGGTCATATACACCACTCTCAACACATTTTTGAATGTGATCCTGTAGTGATGGCATTTGAAATATCTTACCATATAAACTCTTACGTATTGAAAACAATAGAAGTCTTGCAGCAACGAACTGATAGTTAGGTTGATCTAAATTGATAAGATCACTGGCAGATTTGATAAGAATCTCCTGTATTTCATCTGTTGTGATGCCATCATAGAACTGTATACCTGATTGCATCTCAACTTGTGATGGAGATACTCCTGCTATGTCCTTGCATGCATGTTCTACCATAACGTGCATTTTTTCAAGGTTCATGGGTTCAATAGAACCGTTTCGTTTTGTGACCCGTACGTTGCTCATTCCTTTTCCAATTAGTAAATTTGAGTTCTGCTTGTAAGTTTTTATATGTATTAGATTCTAATATATTTTTTATATTTTGTCCACCTAATACCATGTCGTTAACATCTTTTTGTGGTATTGTGTGTGGAAATATAACTACCTGTTCACCTCTTCCAATACACTTGGAGATTTTTGTGACGATTTCTCTGTTACGTGGTTCGTTATCAAAAACCCAAATATAATCGCTCCAACCAAGCGTCCGAATATCAACATCGGACCCACACATAGCAACCGAGTTTTCCACGAAGGTGGAATCGAAAGGTCCTTCAAGGATGTAAATAGGTTTCGTTTCATCTAGTGTGTCTAATCCGTAAAGTTTTGGTGCATCTTCATCTAACATGATAGTGAGATATTTAGGTTGTTGTATTGAATCAAGTGCTCTGCCTTGAAACCCAATTAACTTCTTATCCCTGTCATACATTGGTATGATTATTCTAGCATGATCATTCTTAGTTGTTTCAAATGTTGGTTTGAGAGTATTGCAATAGTGTTTGAATCTCTCAGCATAGTAAAACTTAGTAGGATCTAACTTTCTTCTGACTAGATAATCCCTTGCTCTATCGTTAGTAGATGCCAAGGGAAGATTGATCTTCTTCTTGAAGACTGGTTTATTGATAATCTTTTTGAAATCTGGTTCAGGTGTGACGGATGCTTTCCCAGTAAGTCCTTCCTTGTATCTGTCTAAAACATATTGATCATAGAGTTGTCTATCTAGATCTTTGAGGAAGTATGTAAAGGACTTGGAAACGCCACAGTTGTGACACTTGAAGTTGAAATCAGTTTTTCTTTTGTATAGATATCCTCTCTTCTTATTCTTATGCTTCTTTGAGTCTCCGCAATATGGACATCTGAAATTATATAAATCAGGTTTTACTTTCTTTATCTTATCTAATCTTGCTGATATGAGTCCAATATATTTGGAGTCTAAGAATATCATCTAGTGTCATTGAACGTCGGTTCTAGTAGTGTAGCAGTGCTTGATTCTGTTGTCAATGATTTCATGAACCTTTGTCCGAGTGGACTAACCATGAAACTAATAATAGCAAGAGCACCAAAAATAGACCACATTTTCTTTTCCATGAGTCTAAGACGGTCATCAACCTTACGTATATCTCTTTCACACCCTTTTTTAATATCCGTGCTTTGTCTATTAACTTCTCTATGTAACGATTCGATTTTTTCAAATAAAACTGCATCGATCCTGTCCTGTTTCTCTAATTTCTCATTATGAACTGCTAACAACTCACCCATCTTGACACTATTTTCCTGTAGACTTTCGACAATTTTCTCCAGTCGTTCCAATAGTGCAGTATTGACGTTGTTGTTATCCATTCTTTTTCTTACGTTGAGACTGTAAACGTTTACGATAGAACATGTTTAGTTTTCTACCATGCTTTTTTCTAAGATCTAATGCAGGATCATATCCGGCAACGGGTCCTTTCGGATCTGCCTTCCCACTAAAACCGGGAGCACTAGCAGTACCACCAATACTCATCATCTCTCTTATTAGTTTTATTATCCTTTCGTTGTCCATTAAATTTTTTTGAGCAGATCAAGGCATTTTTTATCCACCTTCAAATCATCGATACCAGATTTAGGAAACTCAGGTATTCTATTAAGATATAATAAGAATGTTTTTATAAGAGACCAGTATTCCTTTTCTATTTTATAAAACAGTAATGGAATTGTGGCGTCTCCGAAGACATTGAAACAGATAATAAAATGATTTATTATCAAATGATATTTCAATTCACGTTTTACAACATACTTTTTTAGTAATCTTTTTATGTATTTGAATCTTTTGAGATCCTCATGGAAGTCTTCGATGGTTACCGCTTGAGGATTGTCATAAAATTTAATAGCAAAAAGGAGATGATTTTCATCATTCAATTCATCAAATCTCATATCATATTATGCTGCTACAGTTATTGTGCCTGCTGCTGTACCTATGGCAGCAACGTTTGTGATAGTAGACGCTGTGTTAGTGCCCTTATCTTTGATTGTTCCACCATTTAATCCTAGTGCATTAGTTCCAATTGATAGTATGTCACCTGCATTAGTTGCAGCATTATCTGCAGCAATTGTAAGTTGGAATCTCAATTCGTTACTACCTGTACCTGACGCATATGACAATGTGTGATTTGCCCTTTGGTCATTAACTACAGTAAGTTGTGGAGTACCTGTTACATCAACTTCTTCGTTGAATCTTGCATCTACTGTCAATGTTACACCAGTGCCTTTACTAAAGGTTGTTGTTATGAACTCTATCTCTGTAATGTCTGCAGCACCAAGAGAAACTGCTAGTCCACTAACTGCAACTAGAATCTCTGGGTCAGCGTTTGTATTGCCATTACCGGATAGTGCAGAACCTGCTTCTCTTACCCAACCAGTAGAGGTAGCATAGACTTCCTTCTTCTCTACAGTTGTTAAATTCTTAGGTTTTGATTCGTCTGAATCACTTGTTCCCCAAAGAGCCATTTTCGTTACTTATAATAATTTGTCTTTGAATATTTATAAAAATACCACGGGGGACCCGTGGTATTTGATATTGAAACTGTTATCTTGACTTGATTGCTGCTGAGACTTGCTCAAACAACTTGTCGTCTGCATCAGTTTTAGTTAGTTTTACTGCTTTCCCTATGATTACAAGGCAGATGTCGATGAGTTTCTCACCAAGTTCTGCATCTTCAGGGATTTTGTCTACTGCATCAGAGATAATCTTTGATGCTAGAGGTAATAGGAATGATAACATAATAATAAATGTGTTGGATCCACTCCTATATATGCACTATGTTCCTAGACCTTTGCCTTTGTCATAATTATCTTTACCACCATATACTGACATGGTATTTGTATAGTCCTTAGTGCTCTTGAACCCACGTTTCTTAGCATCAGAAGCAGTTTTCTTTTTCTTATCTGCCATCATCTTGAACTTACCATCACCACTAGGTTTTGCACCCTTGACTTTCTTTGGTTGGTTACTACCACTTCTCATTATCTGACCCTTGTACTTCGCTTTTATAGCATCAAGTGCAGCATCCTTTGGTTTAGGACCCTTTGGTTTCTTTGAACCACCCTTATCATATCCCATCTCTTTCTTCATACGTGTCGCTTCGTCAACGTATGCACCTGCAACCTGATCTAAAAGAGATTCTTTCTTCAGTGATGCCAATCCCTTTTTGAGATTACTTGCTTTACCTGTCTTTGTGTGACCATACTTAGCAAGATCTGTGTGGAGTTCTCTATTCTGTTTCTTACTATCTCCACCTCGCTTGTTTGACTGATCCATCTTAGTGGTCTTCTGATACCCACCCTTTTTCACATCATATTTTTTTCTATAGATATCTTCACCAACAACTGATGCAGTCCCCGGCATGACCTTATTGATTGCATCATTATTATCCTTTATCTTTCTATTATACTTGCCTACTGCATCCTTCGCTTTCTTTATTATGTTGAAGTCACCCTTGATCTTATCAACTAACCAGTTTTCTTTAAGTTTTTTTTTTCTCCTATCTATCTCCTTAGAGATTCTCTTAGTCATGAACTTGTTAGCAGGAGATGTCTGATCCATGCTACTGAACTTCTTATGTGCTGCTGCTAGTGCATCATCACTTTGCTTTGCCATCTTAGCATCTTCAAACACATTGACACTCTCAACATTTACAATTGGATTGATAGTAATTTTATTTTTTACACCACTCTCCTTAATCTTCTCATCCTTTCTCATTGACTTTATAGGTTCTCCGGCAGGAGATATCTCTTCAATATATTCAAGATCTGCTCTCCAATTTTCCTTCTTCATACCTTTTGTTTTCTTACCTCTTCTCTCTGCATGATCTGCTCTTCTATCTCTTTGGATACCACCGCCAAGTGCAAGAGATCCATGAGGATTACCATAACGATCAAGTCTTTTACCTGATCTCTTATGATCGGGAACCATCTTGTCAACCTTTGCCTCAATCATCTCCATATCATCTGGATATTCATAAGATAACTTTTGAATCAAGTCCAGTCCAAAGTCATATAGTCTCTTACCTTTCTTATTCACACCCATTCTATTCTGCCATGCAGGTGTGTTACCTTTCATGTCAGCAACATGTAATGTTCCCAATGTTCCTGCCTCATCTAATTCTAACTCTAGATGCTTCTCAAGATAATGATATTCATCAGTAAACTTTACAGGCATAGAGACAGTGCCCTTACCTTTGACATACTTAGTAGTTCTAGGATTCTTAGGATCATCACTTTTGAAGTCCTTATGAATCTTACTATATTCTTTACGAGACATCTTGACATCTTCCTTCGCCAATTTATCACCTGCCTTCTCCATACCCTTCAGTCTTTTATTGACCTGCTTGAGTTTTATATCTTTTGCTTTCTTTGGTATACCAGATCCACGTTGTGTTGCCACCATGTTTCCTCTGGTCTCTTTACTTGCCTTCTTAATATAACCACCTAGAGTCTTCTTACTTAATTCATTTATTTGCTCTTCTTCTACAGAACTAGGAGTTGTGTCCTGATCCTCATGAGGTATTTCATTTCCATCTGCATCCTTTTTATGATGTTCAGAGACTTTTTTTTTACCCTTCTCTGCCATCGCTTTTTTGATTGCTTTGTCTTTAGAACCCATGTACTCATCGGTACCTGACTCTACTTTACCATCGCCATCGTAGTCCTTCTTCGCCACCTTATCTTCAAGGTAAGGTTTACGAAGTGCTTCGTATGCTTGTGACCAAGGATTACTCATTTCTGTATTTTAACTTCTTATATTTATTATTTAGGCAGTTACTATATTTCTACAGATTCTGTGATCCAAGATCTGAATATTTCTTTATTCTTATCTAAGCAGATTAGATGATTAGATCCTCTTCTTATTATAACTCCTATCCTATCATGTGACTCAATGACTGCTCCTCTTTTGAAAATATCACCTGCCATATATTGCTCACGAATTGTTCGCTCGTCAACAGGTAAAATATTGAGACTAATAAAATTATATAAGTTTCCATTCTGCTCAAGAGCAAGTTTTTGTAATTCTTTTGCTCTGCTCTGTCTTACTACAATATTGACAGCACCATATCCACTCTCATATATTGATTGGAGTACATCGTATATTGTCTCAGCATTTTCGTCATCTATAATAGCATCACCATAAGTCTCTTTGAGTCCTTCTATGTCAGCATCTCTGCTTGGGAAAATATAAAACTGTCCTCCCTCTGCATATTCCTCTGTTGCACTTACAATACTAGATGATAACTCTTCATCGTCAAATTTATCAAATGCAATGGTGAGAGGTTCACTTCTTGCAGCAGCATCTAATTCTTTTCTAGCAGCAGCATTTTGAACAAGAGATGACATTCTCTCCATGTCAGCAGATGAACCACCACTTCTTGATCCTGCCTGATTTACTCCACCACCTGCAAACTGAGATCCTGATTTTGCAGCAGTAGATGTATCATTAGAACTCTGATCTTCAGAACCAGTTCTACCAGAGAACATTTTCAGTTCTCCTGATACCGTTTTTGCTTTTAGATTACCTTGCTTATCATACCAATCTCCGTGACCGTCCCCTACGAGACCCAAACGTTTTGCTTGAGATGACGCCTTTGTAGTTCGTGCTTCTGCGATGAATTGTGCGTATGCCTTCACGGATTCTTTTATAAAATTGAGATTTGTTTTTTTGAATTAACGCTAAACCTAGCGTCTTGTATTGAATATATTTATGCTTGTCATCCTGTAGACCTTCGATAAACTCTAGGTAAAACTGAGTGAAGGTCTCTAGTTCTATTTT